AAGGTCAAGTGATTGAACAAGGCGCACAATATGTCCCTGTAAGTGACCGCCAGTTTGCTGAAGATGAACAAAGAACAGGTTTTAAGTATGAAAGCACTTCAGACAATGAAGAAATAACATACGTTATAACTCCGATGAGCGACCCTTTAACAAATTGGGAAGCCAGGATTAAAAATCTTGCAACAGGCGCCACAACAACTAAGCATTTTGAATCCTCTCGCCAGGTACGGCGCGCAGCAATTCGGTATGATGCCGGCTCCGATTACGAAGACTATAATAAAGCCCCGCAAGTGACGTGGTGGCTTGGACGCAGCTGGATCGAAGGCGGCGAAGAAGAATTGTTTTTCCATATCGACAGCCGCGCCATGTTGGACGAAGTGGCAGCGCATTACAATCTGCCTGTCCCCTACCCGACTGAGCTTGTCGATGTACTAGATAACAATATCCAGAAAATCAGGTTTAAGTCTTATGATTTGAACCAAGCAGGAGAAGGAAATTTTGTAGAAGTGGTTGTAGGGGGCGTTGTTTTCAGCCAAGGGGCTGCGACAATGCTCAAACTTTATGAGGTCACTCGGTCGAACGAGTGAGGATAAAATAAAGCTCTTAATGTCTCCTAACCACACCAAAACCCCGCCCTCCCCTAATAAGGTATTTATTTTTTTAAATGCATCGGCTAAGATGCCCCAACCGCACCACACCAAATCAAAGCACAGCTTTATAGTTTGGTAGTGCAAAAATCCACCCAGATACATAAAGGAGCCTCTTATGGCCTCAATCTCAGATTACGTGCTTGACGCCGCTCTGTCGAAATTGGACACAGAGGCGAACGCAATTCACATCACTTCCCAGGAAGCGACAACCTATACAGAAGCCACAAGCACTTACACGCTTGGCTCTGCAACAACCATTTCTATTGGCGCGCCCCAAGACCGGACAGCCTCTGGCGGTGGCAGAGAAGTTGTTCTTGCGAATGTTACAGGCGGAAACGTAAGTGCAAACGGCACTGCAGATACGTTTGCAATTGTAGACTCGACAAACAATCGTTTGCTTGCAACCGGCGAGCTTGCAACAAGCCAGACCGTGTCAACGGGCAATACGTTTATCTTGACCTCAATAGCTATAGGCATCCCTGACCCAACATAAGGTGTAAGGAGACAATACATGAGTCTTTCAGACAGCATGGAAACAAAAGCCTTAAAATGGCTTTTTAAACTAGAAGCCGATGAAGGCAATTCGTCACTGCGCCCCTCCTCATGGTATGTTGCACTCTGCACCAGTGACCCTACCGACACAGCGCTTGGGACTGAATGCACAGGCACAAACTACGCACGAGAAGCCGTGACATGGACAGTTTCGGGAAACAGCGCGTCAAACACTTCTGATATTGAGTTTGCAGAAGCTGGCTCAGGCGGATTTGGAACAATCCAGGCTGTCATGATTATGCCGGCTTCTACTGGCGGGGCTGCCTCTGACATGATCGCTCATGCGCAACTGTCTGTCGATAAAACCATAAACCAAGGTGATATTTTTAAGATTCCTGCGGGCGATCTGGTCATCGACATCGAGTGATAAGGATAAGCTATGGCAATTCTCACAGACTCTATGGAACGCGCGCTGCTCGACCATATTTTTGGCAAAACAGAATATACTCGTCCAAGCAGTTTATGGATGGGCTTAAGCACCACAGCTTTTACAGACAGTGACAGCGCATCTGCTGCTTATGCAAAAGAGCCTTCTGGTAATGCTTACGCTCGTGTGCAGGTAGATCATAAGATTAAATATAATTCCGGTAACGAAGATCTGCGAAATACTTCATCTATAGACTGGGCTGAAGCCACTGGAGCGTGGGGAGATATTGAGTATTGGGGCATTTTTGATGGCACTTCGAGCACTGACGATCTTGTTATGCATGGATCGTTTAGCGCAGCAACCACAGTAAGTTCAGGAGATCAGTTTCGGATATCCACGGGCGATTTTGAGATTAACTTTCCTGCTGCGATCTATCACGGATATGACAGTTCTACTGTTTGGGCAAATTGGCGCGAGCAGATTGGATATCGACTAGGATTTGACTGGAATGGCTCTCCAAATACCAACGAACAGTTTCTCTTTCACACCAGTAGCGCTTCTGGTTTTAAACATGACTCCTTATATTTAGGCGTAAGTGCTTCTGCGTTTCCTACATCTGGTCTTACTGGTTTTGAAGTGAGTAGGAGTAGCACAGCTTATCAAAGAGTTGGATTATCCCCTGGTTGGTTTGGCAGTGCTGCAACCAGTTCTGGAACAACCACGATTACAAATACAAGTGCAATCGTGTTTCCAGAAGCCACGGCTTCTTGGGGCAATATTAGTCACTTTGCTATTTTTAGAGGCAGTAACGATAGTGATGATCATAGGGCTGATGGAGCCTCTGTCAGTAGTTATTATTATAACTCTAGTTACCCTCTTATTTCAGGCGCGCTAACAACCACGAAAGCCGTAGGCAGCGGCGACAGATTACGTTTTGGAATTGGCGATCTGGTAATAACCGCAAGTTAGGACTGACTGACAATGGCACAATTTGCAGACAGAGTTAAAGTAAGCAACACCACTGCAGCCAGTGCAGGCTCCGCTACCACATTGACCCTTGGCTCTGCTGAAGCAGGGTATCAAGCTGTCCCCTCTTCTCTCGATGGCGAAACAATTCGTTATGTCATTGAAGAGGGCAACACCTGGGAAATTGGCACAGGAACCTATACGCACAGCGGCACAACGCTTAGCCGATCTGTGGCGAGCTCATCAAACTCTAACAATGCTATAGCTGTTACATCGAGCTCTAAGGTTTTTATAACGCCAGTTGTAGACGATCTGCAATTTGTCCAGGTGTATAGCTCTACAAGCGATCTGCCCTCTGCGTCTGATAACCACGGGCGCATTACGCACGTTCATGGCGATGGCGCCATGTATTTCGCCCACGGCGGCAACTGGATCAAACTCGCAAATGCTTCTGATGCTATCAGCTTAACTGATCTGTCGGTGACACAAAACGCAGCCAGTGGCTCCGGGGCATTAACTTATAATAGCGCTACAGGCGCATTTTCATACACACCCCCTGCCTCAACAAGCTCTTCTGGCGGCACGCTTGATCCTATCAAAGAGACAGAAACAGTCGTATCTGCTGCAACGCAAAGCGCTTTCAATGTCGCTCATGCGGTTGGCAACATTGCGGTTTATTTGAATGGCTCACGGCTTTCAGACGCGGATTGGAACAGCAATTCTGGCGGCACTGCGGTTACGCTTACCGCCGCAGCCGTGCAGAATGACATTGTAACTGTTGTCGAATACGGCGCTCCGTTTGCTGCGCCCTATAAGTCGGCTATTTATACAGTAGGAAGCTCTTCTGAAATTAACGCTAATAGAGATGTTCTTACTGCTGATTATACGCAGGGCAAAGAAGCGATCTATGTCAATGGAGTCAAATATTTAAGCTCTACAGATTACACAACGAATACTGGTGGGACTGCGATTACTTTCACCTCTGCTCTAAGTGCGGGCGATATAGTTGAGCTCGTAGAACATGGCGCTTTAGCTGATGCTGCAAGTGCTTTCATCGATCTTACCGATACGCCCAGCACTTTAGGAACAGCAGGTCAGGTCGCCCAAGTTAACAGTGCGGGGAACGGCATTGAGTTTGCAGATGCAGGTGTAGCCAATCAAGGCACTCTGACCAAGACATTTGTACAAAACGAAGATGCCACAATAACGCTTTCTAATGCAGTATCTCCTGTGCCTATGGTCAGCGTCTTTAAAGAAGTTCCGCAAGTCGGGGTCAGTTCAAAAGGAAATTGGGACGTAACCTCTACTGGGGCTAATTATGACAGGTTTGATGAAGCACCTATTTCCTATTCTGGGGCAACCCTAACGCCATCGAGTGCTACGGCAGATGGCACATTTACCTTATCCTCTGGCTCATTTGCTTCGACCGATGTGGGCAAAACTGTTGAAGGTAATTCTGGCAAAGCAGTTATTACAGCAGCCAGCGGAACATACAGCCTTGTAACAGCTTTTGCTAATACAAACGCTATAGCCTCTGGCTCTTGGGCGCTCTATGGCGCTGTTCCTAAGTCTGATGGATCAGGATTAATACTTTCTCAATTTAAGCTAGGATATCAAATTCCAGACTCATCCTCTTCCATTACAGCTGTTGCTGAAACAGGACAAGTTCTTACCACAAGCAATCAAGACGGCAGCGTAAATGGGTTTTGTTTAGGCAGTGATGATATGTCCGTTATTATGGTAGGCGATTCAACCGATGATGTTTACCAGTATGATCTTTCTATTGCAGGCGATCTTTCTACTGCCACCTATAACAACAAAAGTTTTGATCTGGGTACTCTTGTAGGGTCTGCGGTAGCCGACCCACAAGATGTTCGCATTAATCCTGATGGAACAAAACTTTTTGTCCTAGATGACTCTAGTAACAAAGTTTATTCTTTCGATCTTTCGACAGCTAACGATATTACAACAGCTTCTTATGACACCGTATCCCCAAGCGTGAGCAGTCAGCAGGGCAATTCTACCGGTATGTATTTTAAGCCAGATGGTACGAAGATGTGGATGTCCGGTACTTCTAATGAGTACGTCTACGAGTATGACTTAACAACTGATTGGGATGTGTCCACACTGACTTATAATAATGTTCGAGGAAGTGTTTATATTTACGGCGATGATGCTCAAGCAGTTTGGTGGAACCCTGACGGGACAGAAATGTATGCTGTAAGTCAGTATAGCGATTACGTGAGTAAATATAATATTTCTCCTGCATGGAACTTTTCAAGTGGTTTTCAAAATTCTGTAGGCAATGAGGATGCAGTAATAGATATAAGTTCCATAACGGGGTATTGTAGAGGACTGGCCTTTAACAGTTCTGGCACAAATATGTATATTAATCATGGGTCCAATGCTATTTATAGGGTTGATGTTGGCGATGTATCTATGCCGTACAACCAGTACATTCCTTCCGTTACTAAAGCCCTTGGAGGCCAAATAGACTCGTCTGCCTGGACAGATATTAACTCTATGACGGCTGACGAGAGCTTAGGACATGGCGCAGTTCATTACGCTGTATCTACGGATGATCGTACCACTTGGAAAGTCGGCCACGATACCGATGGAATACGCTCTATTGCTAAGAACAACTCTGGCACTTGGCAGTATAATTCTAATACAACTTACGGCTCAGAGACTTGGGCAAACAGCACAAATAACAATGAGCTTTCTGCTTTACAGCAAGCCCTAAGCGTAACCCAGAACCGCATGGATAAGGCTCAATTAGATGCTGTAACGGATGCAAATCATTTTACGCTTGGAAACACACTTGACCTGATGATTGCTGTATCCTGCGCAACTGGAACTATTGCACCAAAATCTGATGGCGTTTCTATAAATTATGATGCTGCAACCCTTGTCAGACAAGCCGCAGCAGGAACAGATTATGAAGCTGAGTTCCCAAGCTCTACGAGTGTGAAGATTAAATCTCTCGCAGCACAGAATCTTAAAGTGAGGGTAATCTAATGACAAAATCCCGTGATCTTGGAAACTTAGTAAAAGATGGAGCCGTTCAGTTTCCTGATGGATTAGGCACAGCAGGGCAAGCCTTACAGGTTAATTCTGGAGCGACTGGATTAGAGTTTGCTGACGCCTCTGGCTCTGGAATAACAACTTACACAGGCATTTCAGGAACCGATGGCAGCCCAAGTGCAAATGACACCTATTTAGCTAATGTAAGCTCTCCTAGCACAGGAGATATGGCTTATGTTGTTAATGAAACCCGTGTGTACATTTACACTGCAAGCGGTGTTTGGTTTACTATTGCAGAAATCTCTAATATCACTCCGACAGCAATCACGCATTCGGTAACGCATTCTGGAGGCAGTGCTACATCTTATAATTCTACTGACGAAGTAGACCTTGCAGGAGTTACTACTGCTGTAACAGTTGCGCTAACTTCTACAGATCCAGAAGGCTTTCCACTTACCTGGGCGCACACTGCATCCGGGACTGGTGTTGCAGAGAGCGGGGGCTACATCACTTTAGATGGCACAAATGCAGCCGCTTTAAGTTATTCCGACAGTGGTGGCAATCGTACTTACACACTTACACCGCAGCAAGGCGCAGCAGGTACAATTACCCTCAACTTTAGTGCAACAGAAACAAATGGGACAGGTACAGCAACATCTAATCTTCTGTTTTCAATCGGCCTTCAGTACCCTGTTCTAAATACACTGACAGGAAGCGTTTCTTCTGCAAGTATTTCAGAACCTTCTCAAGCCAATGATTATTATTGCACTCCAGAAGGTGATTTTTCTTTTGTGTCAGGCGCATACGGGCCTCAGATTTTTGAGCATACAACCCATAAAAACCCTTCAACCACGCAACGTGTAAGCAGTAACCCTAGTAATACGACCAATGGCGGTTATTGGGCAATTACAGCCAGTCAAGACGGGACAAGGATCTACGCTGTAGAGCATTATGCAAGTCAGCTTCGGTTTATGCAGTGGAATTATAACCTTGGCTCAACAACGCCCAATCAAAATGGTAACGGAGTTTCTGGAACTGTTGGCAGTAGCTCTTGTACTTTTTCTGTAACAAGGTCACGACCATCAAACTTTAGCACTCATAGCCCAAGAGGGATGGCTATTTCAAAAGAAGGAACAAAAGTATTTATTGTTGGCACTAACAGCAATTACATTTTTAGGTGGCACTTAAGTACAGCTTTTGACATTACAAGTATCGGAAGTTCTCCTGACCAGACGGTAGCTATTGACGGATCGCAACCGTACTCAGATGTTCAATTAAGCCCTGATGATAAATACATCATTTATAGAAAGGGCAACTGGAGTAATACCTACACTCAAAGGGAATTTAGTTCCTCAAATCCTTTAAGCCTTTCTCACACCAGCGCTGTGACTGGAGGCTCAAAAAGCTTTTCTTCAAGTGGCTCAGGCAGCGCAAATGTTGACCCGTTAGGCGCTTGTTTTCTTAATGACGCCAACTCAATGTTTGTTTTTGATAGGCAGAATAATCAAATCGACAAGTACACAACATAGGATAGGACATGAGCAATAACACAAACCTCTCAAAACTCGCTAATGTCCTAGATGACGCTTCTGATGGGCAGTATCTCAAGTCTACTGGTTCTGGCGGCGTGGTCTTTGATGATGTCGCAGCAGGAACTACCACAGTAGCTGATATTACTGCCTTAGAAGCTCTTACTGCTTCTGAAGGTGATATGGCCTTTGTCACCGGCACTAATGGCCTGTTTATCAAAAAGACAGTAGGCTGGTACAAAATTGCTGATGTCGTTAACGATCAACTCAACTCTGTTACAGTTACTATGGCAGGAGGCGCAGAAAAAACTAGCGGTTGGCAACTGCCTGTTGACGGCGTTACCAATACGACTGCTACAGGTGCAGCCACAGACCCTGAAGGATTGTCTGTAACATGGTCAGCAGCCCCCATTTCCCCTGCGACTTTATCAGGAACAAACATTGTTGTCTCTGGCACTAATGTAGCTTCGCTGACGCAAGGGACTGGAGCAAATTCCCATGTGTTTACCATAGCGCCAGTCGCAACGGCCGGAGAGTTTAATTTCTCTATCCGTTTTTCCGTTACAGATGGGGTTAATGCTGCTTTAAGCACAGACAAAGCATACATCCTTGATTTTGCTACGTTCATCGTAGACTCTAAATACACCACGCTGTTGGCCCAAGCTGTTGGGTCAAATAACGGCACAAATACCCCCATTACAGACAGCAGCAGTGCAGGTAGGACAATAACAACCTATGGAACACCGGGGACAGATCGAATTACCCAGACGGCTTTTACGCCCTATCGTCGGTATAGCAGAAACAATAGCGCTTATTATGGAATAAGAGCGGACTATCCAGTCAATGTAGCACTTGGAGCCGAGAGCTATACTACAGAATTTTGGTTTAAAATTCATTCGCATACGGATAACCAACATAGAATATTATATTGTGATCAGGGTGCTTCAAGCACCAACACCATTAATCGAATTCAACTTTTGCATAACACTAATTGGAGCGGAACTGGATATAAATTTACGGGGTCTATGGGTGGCACATTTTTTACCACAAATGTTTTATCAAGTATGGACCCAGATACTTGGTATCATTTTTGTGCAACCAGATCAAACGTATCACCGTATGTTGTTACTATGTATATGAATGGGGCACAGATCTACACATTCAATGGCAATAATTCTACTAACACTAGAGAGGGAGCGTACTTACTTGGTTGGGGCAGCGGTAGCAATCTACCTGTGACTATGCATGATTTTAGGATTGTGAGAGGCAGTATCATTGTACCCCCTTCGGGCGGCCCGGACGAGCCTCTTGAAGAAGTCTCTGGTACATTTATGACAGCGCTTTCCACAGGAATGAATGCTTTTAAATGTCATACTTCTTCTTCAGATACCACTTTAAGAACAAAGAACTTTTATCAACAATCTGAAAACAATGCTTGTGAGATAAACCGTGATACGCCCTATGATGTTTTAGAATACAAAGTTAATAAACACGGGGGAGCAATAGATTTTAGAGAACAGCCGTCTGAGTGTTATTCTATTGATTTAAGTAATGACACAAGCTTAGATTTAACTGGGGATTTCACTGTCGAGTTCTGGGTTTACGACGATAGCTATAGTACCAACTGGCGGTCCATCTTAAATTTTGGCGCTCAAGAAATTTACTTAATGTCAGGCAATCTTACAACCACTGGTAGAATATACGGACTTGGATGGAATAAAGACACATTATGGCAACCTAAAAGTTGGAACCATGTGGCTATGGTCCGCAATGGTACAGGCACAGATAACTATAAGCTATATATTAATGGCGAGGAGAGATACGATCAAACAAACACTACCACTTACGCTACAGGCAACTCTATGCGTATTGGTGCAAACTCTGGCGGCTCTTCGGAAAGATTTAGAGACATTATTTCAGATATTCGTATAACCAATGGCACAGCTTTATACACTTCTGATTTTAACCCTCCTATAGAGCCTTTGCCTTCGACAAATGCCACTTTGCATATAAAAGGTACAGAAGCGTCAGTGGTTGATAAATCAGGAAATACAAGCCTCAGTCTGCTTGGAGATACAAAATGCTCAACTGCTCAAGTTAAATTTGCTGGCTCAAAGTCAATGTACTTTGATGGATCAGGTGACTACATTAATACAAACTCGAACATACAGGATGCTATTGGAACTCAAGAATATACCGCAGAAGCGTGGATATACTGTACAAGCATAGCAAACAGAAGTATTTTTGGGTCTGGTTCAACTGATGCTGCTGATGAATTTGGTTTGTACCTTTTGAGTAATGGGCAGATATATCACGACATAGGCGGAGGATATGATTACGTTCAATCCTCGTCTGGTATTACAGTAAACACTTGGCATCATTTAGCGGTTACAAGAACAAGCTCACGAATAGACATTTGGCTAGATGGCACAAGTGTAGGCTCAACCACTAATACGAACATTGCTGGTATAGATATATCTGGCAACTCTGACTTTAAAATAGGACATGGGCGTTTAGGGTATTGGAGCGGTTATATCCAAGACGCCCGGTTAAGAATAGGTAAGGCAGAGTACACCTCTACTTTTACTCCTCCAACCGCACCACTTGAGGGCTAACAATGCTAGGTTTTAATCCATTAGCATCTGCTCCACTCGCTGCTCTTGAAGCAACGAGTACAGTTGTTACTGCATCTGCCTCTTCTAGCATCACGACCACAAGCAGTGTTTCTGCTACAGTATCTTCTGTAGTTACAGCAGCAGCTTCTACTACTGTTACATCTTCTAGCAGCACCGCAGCAAAAGCTACTAGAACAGTAGATGTCGCTGGCTCTATCGCAGTCACATCATCCGTAGACGCAGCTAAAGTATTGTCTGGAGCAGCCTCTGCTTCGATAGCGACAAGCGCATCGGTATTGGCTCAAATTGTTAATCCAATCCTGGTCAATGCTGACGTAGAGTTTATCGCATCAGCAAGTGGTAAACTGGCGGTAGATGTAGCAACAAATACAGATGTGTCCTTCCCAGCCGTTGGATCAGCTGAAGAAGCCATTGATGTAGCGACAAATACCAACTTAGCTCTGACCTCAACGTCTATAGGTAAACTGGCTGTTGACGCGGAAACTGATACAGCGCTTTCGTTCACAGTCACTGGATCAGCCGACCCGCCCATAGATGTAGCAACAAATACAAGCCTATCATTTACAGCTGCATCTTCAGGCACAGTTGCGGTAGATGCTCAGACAAGCACTGATCTTGCTTTTACTGCAACTGCAGAAGCTGTGGACACAGTAGATAATTTGACGGGCAGTGACATTGCTGCAAATGCGCCAACCGTTGGCTCTTCTGATATAGACCAAAATCACGACTTAAGTGGCAGTGGCATAACCAACAGCGCCGTTACTATTGGTATGTCTGGCATCGAACAGGCTCATAATCTGGATGGTGATGATATAGCTGCAGCTGCTCCGGCACTTGTTGGCGGCGAGTTAACCGAAATATATAATTTCAGTGCTTCAGATATTGTAACGGCTGCCCCTACCCTTTCTGACAGTGATTTAGACCAAGAACACGAGCTTACTTTAAATGATGTTGCTGCAGGAAACGTAGTTACAGATGCATCAGATATCGATCAGGAACATAATCTAAGCGCAACAGCCTTCACAACTGGCCCCCCTACCCTTGCAGATCCCACTTTAGAACAAACGCATAATTTAACTGCAAGTGACATTGTTACAGCAAGCTCAATTGTATTACACACTGAATACGGCCTTAATGGTATTCTTACAGGCGCCTCAAGTGTTGATAATAGCACGCTTGAGCAAAATCATGATCTTTCAGGAAATGATATTGTTACAGCTGCGCCTCTTGTTCCTGATGGCCCTGTTATTGAAGAAGAAGGTTTCACTGGAATACATGTTATTTCCGGTGCTGCTGAGATTGGGCAATCAACCTTTACGCAAGAACACACGCTCACATTAGAACCTGTTATCAGTGGCTCTTTGGATGTCGGCACATCATTTCTTATAGGGCCCGGAGAACTTACCAGTACAGACATTACAGCAAATGCACCAACAATCGGCGCCTCTGTCATTGGGCAAGAGCACGATATCGTTTTAAGTGATGTCTCTTCTGATTTTGTTGTTGATGATACAGAAATTACACAAGACCATAGTTTAACCCTGTCTGCTGTAAGTGCTTCTGCGCCTGTTATAGAAGCATCGGGCATTACAGAAAATAATGTTTTTGGTGGCAACGATGTAACAACAAATGCAAGTGTTGTTGATCAAGCTGATATCACTGAAAACAATGTCTTTACTGGTGTCGATGTTGTTGCTTCTGCTGCTGTCATCGATACTTTAGCGTATCAACAAGAATATGATTTGACTGCTTTAGATATATCATCTGATGCAGTAACAGTAGGATCATCTACCTATTTCTTAGAAATACGCAGAACTGCAAAAAGTGACGGGTCAGATAATATCGTCGTCCTAAGAGCAAGTGAAAATTTGTACATACTGAACCAAGAAAAAAACGAGGCTGCGTAATGGCTTTTAATATAAAACAAAACGATACCTCCCCTTCTCTGGGCGCACAGCTGCTAGACGGCTCGAAACAAATAATTGACCTCACAGGCGCCTCTGTACGGTTTCATATGAAAATAGCTGGCGGCTCAGCAGTTGCAGTTGATGGCGCAGCAGTTGTCACAAATGGCTCAGAAGGCAGAGTAGAATATGAATGGTCAGCTGGAGACACATCAACAGCCGCAAACTATCAAGGAGAATTTGAAGTCACTTACCCAAACGGAACTGTCGAAACCTTCCCAAACAGCGGATACATCGTGGTTCGCGTTATCCCTGAAATAGCATAATCAAAGCAAAGCAAAGCAAAACCATGGATCTAACTATCTGGAATATAATACTGAGTTTTGGCCTGGGCCTTATTGGGTGGCTTGCGCGCAGTTTAGTAGCTGAACAGCAAAGACTTTCTATTCTTTTAAACCGCACTCGTGAAGAAATCGCTAAAGAATACGTCACCAAAACAGAGGCAAAATACGACATTACGCGTGTGCTGGACCGTTTGGAAACGCTGGATAACAAACTCGACCGTCTTATGGGAACGAGAGAATGAAGAGCAGCGCATGGTAGATCCAGTTACAGCAATCGCAGGCGCTACGGCCGCCTTTAATGCCATAAAAAAAGGCATACAGGTTGGGAAAGATTTGCAGGATATGGGCGGGCAACTCTCTCAATGGGCCGGTGCTGTAGCAGATCTAGACTTTGCAGACAGACAATCGCAAAAGCCCCCTTGGTATAAGGCTCTGGGCAGCGGTGTTGAAGCACAAGCGATGGAAATATGGCAAGCAAAAGAGAAAGCTGCCTCCATGCGTAAAGAATTAAAAGATTTTATCTCGGTCTACTATGGCCCTTCAAAATGGCAGGAAATTCTAGAAATCGAAGCCAAACTGAGAAAAGAAAAAAGAGAGCACGAATACAGACAAATTGAGATCAAGCAGAAACTCATTGAATGGGCTGCAGGCGTTGCTCTGTTTGTTGTTTTAATTGGCGGGCTGGTAGGATTTGTTTTATTGGCGAGGATGGGCAAGCAATGAGTGTTTTAGCAATATCCGGGCTGCCTTTATCGTCCACAATGCCGTTTAAGCTAGACGAGCAACAATTGGTGCGTGAGCGCATTGAAACAACCGTGGCTCAAAACACAGCGCGCGAAAAACACATACTACAGCACAAGATTGCCCGCGCTCTGGAGCAACAAAAAATAGCGCAAGACAGCAGCTATGAGCGCATCAAAATACAACAAGGCCAGATCGTAAATATAGAGGTTTAACCAACAAGGAGAAAATAATGCCCTACGGAAAAGGCACATATGGAAGCAAAGTCGGACGGCCTAAAAAATCTGCGTTCAAGCCTTGCGCGTCTTGTAAAGTAAAAGCGTCTTGCAAAAAAGCAGGCCGCTGCCTGAAAAAGCGGAGGTAACGCTATGGCTATCGCAATGGAAAAAATACTGGCGTGGAAGATCATGCCACGGCTGATGATGTTGGCAATGACCGTCATGTATATACGGGTGATCGAGTGGTTTATGTCCCTGCCCCAAGATGTGGTGTCAACGCAAGCAACCGCCCTCACCGCAACAGTCACCGGAGCAATGACTGGCGCATTTGCAGTATGGATTGGACATGAGAAATGATACAAGCCCTGATAGGACCAATTGCTGAACTTGCAGGAGGCTGGCTCAAAGGAAAAGCCGCTTCACAAGCCGCATCTGCAAACCTCAAATTAGTCGAGGCAGAAGCGAAAGCGACCATAATGAAGAGCGCCGCTACGAGCGAGGCGGAGTGGGAAAAGATTATGGCTCAAGGTAGCCAAAGCTCGTTTAAGGACGAGTGGCTGGTAGGCTTATTTTCAATCCCTCTCGTGCTTTCATTTTGCGGAGATTGGGGGCGCGATATTGTGGCGAACGGCTTTGCTGCACTGGAAACCATGCCTGACTGGTATCAATACACATTAGGCGTAATCGTTGCTGCGTCCTTTGGCGTTCGATCAGCAACCAAATTCTTTGGGAAGAAATAATGAACTACGACACTTCTGATGATGATGAATTTACAAGTGTTTGGAATGGAAAACGCTAATGGAAATGTGGCAATGGCTGATGCTGTTTAGCGCAGTAAGTTTAAACACGGCCGTAAACTGTTGGCGGCTATATTTGGAGATGAAACGATGAGTGATCCAATGCGCAGACTTCAAGAGAAATGTGACTGCACCCCTGATGGAAGCTTTGGCCCAAACACTGCCAAAGGCATTGCTAAGCATTTTGATTTGTCTGCTGAGCAAGCTGCACATCTGTTAGGCCAAGCATCTCATGAATCTGGCGGCTTTAAACGGGCACGGGAAAACCTCAACTATTCCTGGGAAGGTTTGATGAAAACTTGGCCTACCCGTTTTAAAACCGAGGCAGAAGCAAAAGAATATCATCGCCAGCCATTCAAGATCGCAGGCAAAGTCTATTTGCGAAAAAGCCTAGGAAATCTTTCGGAAGCTGACGCCAGAGCGTACATTGGACGAGGTTGGCTCCAGCTAACCGGCAAAACCAACTATCGCTCCTTTGCCTCAGACATGGGTGTTCCAGACGTTATGACAGACCCAAGCTTGGTAGAGGATGTATACGCGTTTGAAACAGCGCTGTGGTTCTTTAGGAAAAACGGGCTTTTAAAGATGGCTGACGAAGGCGTAACGCCTGATGTGATTAAGAAAATAACCCGGAGAGTGAATGGCGGGTATCACGGCTTAAATGATCGAACCAACCAAACAAACAAGATATATGAATGGCTAAAAACTTAAGATATTGTTTTGCTTTGATTTGCTGTGCTATGGTAGCGTTGAAAGGAAATATGGCAATGGCTAGTTTATACGATAAAGCTGCTCAACAGTGGAATAATCTCTTTTCAACTGCGCCTGCAGCAAGAGAACTGGCAGCCATTGGCGCGTCAACACAAAATGCGATTAACGATACTGTTCGTAAGATTGATCGAGACACTAAAATACAACAAGGCGTCGCAGAAGCACTAAACTTTCAAAAAAGCCCACCTTATGTTCGCCCGAAAGCTCGACCAGCAAGCTTAACCAAAGAGATAAGCTCTTTCTCTGCTCCCCCTGTTATACCAAAAGGCAGCGCATTAGACGGCAACTGGGCATCGCATGTTCCAAAAGATCTTATCTTTACAGAAAGCAGCAACAGATGGGATGCAGACACAACAGACACTAAAGGCAGACGGTTTGTCGGAGCCTTGCAGTTTGGGCAACAGCGTTTAAACGATCTTGTGAAAAACGGTGTTTTGCCAAAAGGCACGACATTGGAGATGCTTAAAAACAACACTGATGCGCAAGTCCAAGCCGGAAACTGGCATTTTCAAGATTACATCAACCGCATCAATAAAAACGGCCTATCAAAATACATCGGCACAAGACTTCCAGGACAAGACAAACCGTTAACGATGAACTCCCTACTCGCTATGGCGCACTTGGGCGGGTTCACCGGAATGGCTAAGTCGTTAGCATCTGGTGGAAAACACAACCCAAAAGACTCACTTGGCACAAGCTTAGTCAAATATGCGCGAATGCATTCGAACTAGGAGAATGAATTATGGCAGATAACTTCGATCCATCTATGTATTCTCCTGAATTTGGTACAGCTGCCAAACTTACGGAATGGGAAAATGAGCCGACTGTTCTGACGTTAAAAGAAGAACTGGATATTGCTAAACAATCTCATGACGAGCATGTCAGCCAAGTTAAAAGCTGGCTTGATCTTAGAAATGTCACCGGAAAGGCAATACCAAAAACAGGCGAGAATAGATCTTCTGTTCAGCCTAAACTGGTCCGGCGCCAAGCTGAATGGCGGTACTCTGCCCTATCCGAACCGTTTCACACCGCAGAGGATATGTTTTCTGTAAAGCCTAAGACCTGGGAAGATACCCGTGCAGCTGAACAGAACACGTTGGTTCTAAACTATCAGTTTCGTACAAAACTGAATCGTGTGCGCTTCATTGACGAGCTTACCCGCACATCTGTGGATGAAGGGACATGTGTTGTTCGTCTTGGATGGTTGCGAGAAACAGAAGTTGTTGAAGAAGAAGTTACAACTTGGCAATACGAAGAAATTGTAGATCAAGTTGCGCTTGATGCTCTTCAACAAGCTATGGCGCTGCGCACAGAAAACCCAAATGAGTTTTTAAACTTGCCCGAAGATCTGCAAGAGTCTGTAAAATATTCTATGGAAACCAGCGTAGCTGCTATGGCAGTTGCTGTTTCTTCAGAAATGGCTGAAGTGGAGAAAATTAAAAAGAACCAGCCCACTTTAGACATTATCAACTTTGAGAACTTTTACGTAGACCCTTCATGTGAAGGTGATCTTGATAAAGCCGCTTTTGCTGTTATCTCGTTTGAGACGTCAAAAGCAGAGCTCTTAAAAGACGGCCGCTACACAAACTTGGAAAAAGTAAACTGGTCGTCAAACACTCCGCTCACAGAAGCAGATCACTCTACAGTGACGGACAGTGCGGTCGAGTTTAAAGATGACCTGCGCAAGCGGGTCATCGCTCACGAATACTGGGGCTGGTACGACATCAATAACGATGACAACTTGGTTCCTATCTGCGCCACCTGGATCGGCAATACGATGATCAGAATGGAAGAGAACCCCTTCCCGGATCAAAAACTTCCTTTTGTTGTTGTCTCCTACCTGCCGGTAAAACGGTCACTCACAGGGGAGCCTGACGCTGAGCTTTTAGAGGAAAATCAAGCCATCTTAGGGGCTGTCACCAGAGGCATGATTGATCTCATGGGACGCTCTGCAAATGGGCAGACAGGTTTTGCCAAAGGAATGCTCGATGTTGTTAACCGCCGCCGCTACGATTCAGGAGCAGATTATGAATTTAATCCGAACATGCCTCCGGCTTCTGGGATTCTTCAACATAAGTACCCCGAAATTCCAGCTTCCGCGCTTAATATGCTGCAACTTCAAAATCAGGAAGCCGAGGCTCTTTCGGGTGTTAAAGCGTTTAGCGGCGGATTATCGGGAGAAAGTTATGGTAACGTGGCTACGGGTATCCGTGGAATGCTTGATGCTGCGAGCAAAAGGGAAATGGCTATTTTACGTCGCTTGGCAGGAGGTCTTGAGAAAATTGGGTCGAAAATAATCTCTATGAACCAAGTCTTTTTGTCAGAAGAAGAAATTGTGCGCATTACAAACGGTGAGTTTGTTTCGATCAGACGAGAAGATATTCAAGGCGAGTTCGATCTTGAGGTTGATATTACCACTGCTGAGATCAATGAATCTAAAGCACAGGACTTGAGCTTTATGCTGCAAACCATCGGCAACTCAATGGAAATGCCAATGGTTCAAATGATTTTATCTGAGATAGCGGGGCTAAAAAGAATGCCCCTTCTGGCAAAACGTATTGAAGACTACCAACCAGAGCCAAACCCAGTTGCAGAACAGATGCAGCAGCTTGAGTTGCAAAAAGCGCAATTGGAAATTGCTGAACTGGAGTCAAAAGTACAGCTTAATCAGGCCAAGGCGCGAAAAGAACTTGCAGACGCCGAAATGAAAGACCTTGATTTTGTTGAGCAGGAAAGCGGTACAAAACATTTGCGTGACATGGATGTTCGCGCATCACAAGCACGATCAAACCAAGACCTAGAAATAACAAAACGGATCTTGGATCAGGGGCAACGTGGAGATCCTGGAAGAGAAGTCGCAGACGCATTGCTTTTCAGAACAGTCCAAGAGGATCTCAGTAACTAACGACAACCGAAAACCTAAAGGGAATGACATGTCGCAAACAGAAGAAATTGAACTTTCCATCGCTGAAGCCAAGAAGATGATTGCACGCAAAGATGCAGCAACTCGTCTTGCGGATAACGCAGATTTTAAAGAACTTATTCTTGACGGGTATCTTAAAGAAGAAGCTATCCGCCTTGGGCATATCTCTGCAGATGCCAATATGAAGCCGCACAGAGAAGAGATCTTTCTTGCGCTGCAAGCTATCTCGCTGTTCAGACAATACATGCAAAATATGATCCGTATGGGTGATATTGCTGCTGCTGAACTCTTTGATCATGAGCAGGCGTTAGATGAGGTTCGGGCTGAAGAGGCGTATGTCGCATGAGTGGAGAGCCCGATTATGAAAACATGACTGACGAGGAACTGATGAATATTGCAGTTCCAAGTGAGCAAACGTCTTCTGAGGAGGCCTCCCCTGCCCCGGAAGAAGAACCCGCTGATGAACCAATGTTTGTTGAAAGCAACACACCCACATTGGAAGATTCTTTAGATGCGGCTGCTGAGACAGCTGAAGTTCCAGAAACAGACGCACCTTTTGTTGAAGAAGACAGCAACGATGTCGAAGAAGAAGAAGTCTCTGCTGAAGAGATCGAAGAAGAAGAAACAGAAGAAGGCCCAAAGCAAAGCGAAGCAGAGCAAAGCGACGATGTTGAAGAATCTGCTGAAGCTGAAAAAGCAGAAGATACTGATGACACTGAGTCAAAAGAAGATAAAGACACAGTAGATTATCAAGCGCTTTATGAAAAAATAATGGCCCCGTTCAAAGCAAATGGGAAAATGATTCAGGTCAACACACCTGAAGAAGCCATAACGCTCATGCAGCATGGCGCCAATTACACAAAGAAAATGCACGCGCTTAAGCCAAATCTTAAAATAATGCGCGCATTGGAAAATAATGGTCTGCTTGAAGAAGATAAGATTAACAATCTTATTGATCTGGCAAACAAGAACCAAGACGCAATCCTTAAGTTGGTTCAAGACGCTAACCTCGATCCAATGGAAATGGATACGAGCGCTGAGACAACTTATAAACCGCAAAACCATTCCGTTAGTGATCAGGAAATGGACTTTCATACGACACTGGAAGACGTTCTTTCAATGGAGTCTGGATCAGAAACCATTTCTATGATAAATACGCACTGGGATCAGGCTTCGAAAGAAGCGATCTATAAAGAACCGCAAATCATGCAAGTGATACATGATCAGCGAGCAAACGGCATTTATGACCGGATCTACGCTGAGATTGATAGACGCAGGACTTTGGGTACTCTTTCCACCACCATTCCACTTATTCAAGCTTATAAGCAAGTTGGGGACGAATTACATAGCTCTGGTCAACTCGTTACGCAGGAAACCCCTGCGAACCAAAGTGAACCAAAGGTTTTAGAAACTCGTACGTCTAACCCTCGTAAAGCCGTTTCGAATGGTGACAAAGCACGGGCAGCTTCTCCTACCCGCGCTGCACCAAAATCATCGCCAAAACCCTTCGATCCTTTTTCACTAAGCGATGAAGAGATCATGGCGATTCCGACACAGTTTTCATGAGGTAACTTATCATGGCACAACAATATAATGCTCCAAATACCACAGCTTCATCCATTGAAGGTGCTGGCTCTTCTCAAATGAACACGTTCTTCTGGCAACGAAAGGCGCTGGTTGAAGCTAAAAAAGACATGTATTTTATGCCTCTGGCAGATACCGTCTCGATGCCGAAGCACTACGGCAAAGAAATTCGTGTTTATCACTACATGCCGCTTTTGGATGATCGCAACATAAACGATCAAGGTCTCGACGCTTCCGGCGCAACCATTTCCAATGGTAACTTGTATGGTTCCTCTAAAGATGTAGGGACTATTGATTCCAAACTTCCAACTCTGACTGAAAACGGCGGCCGCGTTAACCGCGTCGGTTTCACACGTATTCAGCGTACTGGGACAATTCAAAAGTTTGGTTTCTTCCAAGAGTTCACACAAGAGTCCATGGACTTTGACACTGACGCAGAACTCTACATGCACTTGTCTCGTGAAATGGTCACAGGTGCGACACAGCTGTCAGAAGCAGTTCTGCAAAAAGAACTTCTCGCAGGTGCTGGAACTGTTGTTTACGCTGGTGACGCTACATCAGATGCAACAGTTAGCGGTGAATCCGCAGATCCTGCAGTGGTTGATTATGCCGATCTGATGCGTCTGGCACGTATCCTGAACGACAACCGCACTCCAAAGCAAACCAAAGTTATCGCCGGCTCACGTATGATTGATACCAAAACAATCAACTCAGGCCGTGTGATGTACGCTGGTTCGGAAATGGAAGCGACACTGAAAGGGATGACTGACTTGTTCAACAACCCTGCATTCGTTCCTGTGCATCAATATGCTGACGCAGGCAACGTCCTAAACGGTGAGATCGGTACGATTGACCAGTTCCGTATCGTTGTTGTTCCTGAAATGCTTCACTTCGCAGGCGTAGGTGCAGCTGTGGGAACAAATCCAGGTTACGAAGAAAGCGGCGGTAACTACAGTGTCTTCCCAATGCTTTGTGTTGGGGCTGAATCTTTCACAACAATTGGTTTCCAAACTGGTGGTAAGGACATGAAGTTCAAAATCACCACAAAGATGCCAGGCAAAGAAACAGCAGACCGTAACGATCCTTATGGCGAGTTGGGCTTTAGCTCAATCAAATGGTATCATGGCACTATGATCCTTCGCCCTGAGCGTCTTGCAGTCGTTAAGTCACTTGCAACTATCTAAACCAAGCTGGGTAGGGGGTGACAGCCCCCTACCCTTTCCATTTACCTGCATTAAGGATTGAAAAATCACCATGTCTGATCTTGAAAATCAAATCGAAGAAGAATTTGACACCTCTGAAGAAGCTGAGCTCGCTGCTCTAAAAGAGCGTGCAAAAATGATGGGCCTTAAACTTTCGCCAAAAATAGGGCTTGAGAAACTTAAAGCCAAAATCGAAGCAAAGCTTAACCCCCCTGTCGAAGAAGACGTAGATCCGGGGGAAGAAACAGCAGTTCAACGAAAAGCCCGCATCCGTAAAAAGCAAATAGCAGAGCAAATGGTTCTGGTACGTTGCCGCATTGCCAACCTTAATCCGGGCAAGCGTGATTTGCGCGGCGAGATATTTACAGTGGCAAACAAATACATTGGCACTGTGCGGAAGTTCATTCCCTATGGGGAAGCCACAGACAACGGATATCACATTCCGCGCATTTTGTATGAGCAACTCAAGACCAGAAAGTTTCTGCAGGTAAATACACGTAATGACCGTTCCGCCGGAAACCAGATCGTTGTGGATCAGCGGTGGGTTCCAGAATTTAGCATCGAAGTTCTTCCCAGCTTGACTCAAGAAGAACTCGATAAGCTCGCTGCGTCGCAGGCAGCAGCTGGTGGGGTGTCTTAAGGGTTTCCTCCCTGGCCCTCAAAGACACCCCAAACTGTAAATGTAACTGGAGAGCACTATGACAGACGCCCCAAATACCACTGCCGACAATATGGCAAATGCCTTATTTACGGCTCTGACAAGTGACGCAAATTTTACACTGCCTACGTTGGATTTGAACAGTACAGACTTTGATCTTCCGACGACAACTTACACAGATAATTCAAGGCTTACAGAAGCAGATCTAACATCTCGGAGTGTTGGGGGGACAGGGCTCTTTGATGGCTTAATGGCATCAATAGCAGCACAGCTAAACTCAGAATTTGAAGCAGGTCGTATAACGGCAAAAGAATATTCCACATCTTATGTGGCTTTGTCGCAGAGCGCTATGAGCAGCGCTGTGCAATACCTGCTTCAAAAAGACCAACAGTATTGGCAAGCAGAGCTTATCAAACAACAGGCCATAGCAGCAGAGCTTGCTGTGGTTCAAGGAAAGCTACAAGTAGAGACTTTAAAAGCGCAGACCATTCAAGCACGGATGGCAGCCTCTTCAACAGCAGCCGAATACTCTTTGAACAAGATGCGTTTGGCGGCAGAAGAAGCAGCTATTGATCTGTCAGTCTCACAAAAAGCGCAGGTTGATTATCAAACCAATACGGTCTTGCCGCAAGAAGTGACTGTCGCACAAAAACGTGTGGACATTGGAACTGCAGAGATCAGCCTTACAACTGCAAATGTTAACAAAACAAACTACGAAACACAGTCTTTGCTTCCTGCACAGAAAGCCAAGATTGATAAAGATGCAGCAAAGACCGATTATGAAACCACGGACTTGCTCGTGTCTCAGAAACTTAATGTGGATCAAGATACTGCTGTTAAACAGTATCAAAAAGACCATCTGCTTCCCTCACAAAAAGACAACTTCGAAGAACAAACCGAAGCGCATCGAGCCAAAACGCTTGATACAAGAAGCGACGGTACAACAGCTGTTGCTGGCTCTATGGGCAAACAAAAAGATCTACATAGTGAACAGATCACAGCCTATCAGCGTGACGCGGAAGCCAAAGCCGTCAAGATGGTCTTAGACACTTGGATCACTCGCAAAACAGTAGACGAAGCCACAGGCCTGCCCAGTGAGCTTGATACCACTGCGTTGAATACACTGATCGAAGAAATGAAAACAAACCTTGGGTTCAGTTAATCTAGGAAATACGAATGGGACGCAAAACTTACGTTAGTTCAAGTATTTCCAACTTAGGTCAAGGAGATGACAGCGAAGCTAAGTTTTTAAGCGCTGCTGTCGTTTCAGGCGTAATGACCCGATCAAAACAAGTTGGTCTGGGCAGCCATATTTCCAACACGCTTCTTGCAAGCAATGGCGCCAATTTAAAGCAATATTTTAGATGGGCAAAAAATTACTACACACCTGGATTGCCGGACACAAAGATAGAAGATTACTCCGTTGTTGATGCAAATGCTGTCTTAACCGCTATAAAGAACAGCTACACGCTCACGGCCGGCACAGAGCTTTATGTCTATGAAGCATGGATTGATAACGGTGATATAGACTATTTTGCTGAAGATTGGGTCAGACAAAACCACCCAAACACACCGTCATCAAACTGGTCTGCATACTATAACTTTACCACCAACAAGATGATTGTTGTGCTTAATGGCACATCCCATACAATAAACCCTCCAAGCGATCTTGCTTGGGCGATGACAGCGCCAAGAGCGTCTAAAAGACTGCTCTATTACACATGGAACTATGTCACAAAGAACGCAACGACCTTGGCAATCACACGCGGAACACCAACGCTCACAACATACAGAGAAAGCAGCGGTAATACAGCACTGGATGTGTTCTTTAACTCAGACACCAGCGTAGATGAGTTTTACCCAGAGCTTCCTTTGCGCGTTGACAATGTTTCTATAAATCATTCGTCCATGAGCAGCACAAAAGTGCAAGTGAACAAAGCGTTCAAAAAGCTTACAGGCAGTTCAATTGAACGCCTAGCAGAAGACATAGACAATAATGCAAATGTCGATTCAATCGATCATGCCTTTATTATGCATGGCGTCCCATTAAATACATCCAATCAATCCGGGCTGCAGTACATCTACAAGTTCTTTGAAAACCTCATTGCTTACCAAGGCAGCACAAGCAATCACTTTGCCCTGTTTGAGAGTGCACAAGGCTCGCTTATTGAAGATGAGTTAAATGAAGCCCGTTGGTCGCTTGCTTTTGAAAACACACCAGAACCGGCCCACCCTCTTTATGTAGCCAATGCAGATCTGGGCCCGAAAGCCTCTGTGCAACCTCCGTCGTTCACACTGAAGATTGATGGCTCTTCTGCTTTGGATCTTAGATTGCGGTGGAATAATATCCGGGAGATTATGTACACAGGCAATGGCGCCAGATTTGACAACAACCAAACAAGACCTCTTCTGAAAAGAGGAGAGCATTTGGTTATCCAAGATACGCTAAGCTCTTTCAAAGTGAAGCAATGGCAAAACGGAAACATTTCTTGGAACAATGAAAACCTGCCTAAGTTCTATCTTATTCGGCAATACGCTAAAGATTACTATTCTGTGCTTGAGATCACAGGGGCAATGCATTCGAACTATGTCTATGGCTCTCATGCAGTGCACATCACGGCTGCCGAAGCATTTGCAGATACAGGAGAATCTCCTTTTCTGGTTCCCCTGCACTTCCCTACCGTCAAAGAAATGGGGATTAACGAGCTAGAAGATCTCTCCAGAAATTGCACATACCTATTGGTGAACTCTTATGAAGTGGTTCGAACCAGTTGGTGGCAAGATAATTTCCGTTGGATCATTGCTATTGTTGCTGTTGTGGTAGTTATCGCCACTGGGGGAGCCGGAGTAGGATTATTAGGAAGTCATTTATCTGTAGGCACTGCTGTGGGTTTAACAGGCACAGCAGCGGTTATAGCCGGTGCGGTCATCAATATGGTGGCAGCTTCTATTTTGACAACCTTAATTACAGAAGGCGCCAAAAAGATCTTTGGTGACGAAGCTGGACGCATTATTGGCATTATCGCGTCTGTTTTAACAATCTCTTACATGTCCGGTGATTTTGGTGAAGCGTTTGAATTGGCTGATCTATTTAATGCAGACAAGTTAATTATGCTGAGCAATGCAGCGTCAGACGCCTACGTTGCAGCGCTTAATGCAGACACTATGGATGTCATCGAACAGATAGATAACGCCCAGACCGCCTACGAAGAAGAGTCCGAAAGAATTATGGAGTTGGCAGAGGAAGTATTGGGGGTGACAAATAACGCGTTTAACCCTATGATCTTTACAGACGCTACCGAAACATTTGGTGAATCCCGCCAATCGTTTCTGGATAGGACTCTCATGACTGGTAGTGACATTGCCCGCGTCAGTCATGGCATCATCGAAGACTTTGTAGATTTAACGATTGCCCTGCCAAGGAGCATTGCATGAGTTTCAAAGCAAATCAAAGCAAAGCTGCTATAGGAGTTTAAAATATGGGAAATTTTTCTTTGGGCTACGATCCTAGTAACACCCCCTCTGTTGCTAGTGGGCTAAACTGGAATACGGGCGGAAACACCCAACCTATGGCGTTTTCAATGCCTACTTCAGATCAATTTCAAATGTTACAAGACGCTAATGTAGATTTTATGGGCAGGCCTATTGCGCCTCAGTCTTTTGCTGACATGACCGGGTTGCAGAAATTAACAGCTGGTATGAGTTTAGCAGGAAACCTTGCAAACATTTGGTCTGGGCTTCAGCAAAACCGTTTGGCGCGTGACAACTTCAACTTACAAAAAGGCGTTTTGAATACAAACCTGGCGAACCAGATTGCGTCTTACAATACAGCGTTAGAAGACAGAGTTGCCGGACGATATTCAGATCGTGAAAGAGAAGCAAACCAAGCTGAAATCAATGACTACCTTGATCGTAACCGTGCTGTAAATCGCATGGGTTAGAGGAGATTTACCATGGCTCGCATTACTTGGCAGAACGTTACTGCTCCTGATCTTTCAACATCTCGTGCAGCTTTACAGCAAGCAGGAAACTCACTTACAAGCGGGTTCCAAGGTTTTGCAGATAGTTTCAGGGACATCGAGCAGCAACAAAAAGACGCCTACTCCCAAGAAGCTCTTGCGAGATTGGCTCAGGTAAGCGATCCAAACCAGCTAAATGCATTGATGGCAAGTGACGGTCTTGCAGGGCTCGGTGTGACAGACTCTCGGTATCTAAACGCAGATGCAATGCAGAGCATTTTGAGCCGCCCTAAAGCTCTCTTTGACAACCAAAACACTGCAATGAATACAGCAAACCTAGAGTCTCAAATAAATAGACGTGACGCATTATTACAAGGTGAAAAAGACCAAGCAGCTGAAACACTTAATTTCACAAAAGAGCAAATTAAAGCCGCACAACAAACATATGATTATAATGAAGACGCAAACCCTGAAAAATTAGAAAGATTAAAAACTGAGATAAAACAACTTGAGTCCCAGATGAAAATCGAAGGCAATCAAGACACTCGTGCAAAAGAACAATGGGAAGAAGAACTTAGATTAGCAAAACTTGAACAAACACAAATAATTGAGAGCAACGCATTGAACAATGAAATTAATGCGTTTGCTTCTGTTGAAGCTGGTAGAAAAGGATGGCGCGCTCTTCAGGATAAAATCAACGCAAATCCTGAAAATTATAGCCAAGCAATACAAGATAGAGTCAACCTTGGCCCTGAAAAAGTTATTGGTGACAGATTAAACGCTGCAAAAGCGTATGATGCTGGTGTGAGTAAAGCAGAAACAGAAACAACGGTATCTGGTTGGTACAATGATGTTGATAAATTAGGTTGGAACAAAGAAGCCTTTAAAGAATTTGCAATGAGGCAGTTTCCTCAAGGCAGCCAAGCGCTTACTGATGCTCTTGCTTTTATTACTGAACGAGAAGTTCGTCCTATTAATGCAGATTTTGCTGCAGACATTGCGAACAACGAGGCACTTAGCGCAGCGCAGCAATATCTTAACGAACAACAAATATTGCTTGAAGGTAAAAAACTTGCAAATCCTTTGTATAACGCTTCCCAAATTCTTGACGGAAAAGACTCTCTCTTTAAAGGAAGTTACACAAAATTAACGCAAAAATTATCTGAAAATGAAAATGCGCTTTGGGGAGTTAACAACGCAAAAGTTGCTAATTTTCTTTTAGATTTTGCAAACAAACCCGAAAATAAAAATATCCCTAAAGACGTTATTGCCATGGTGATACTGAACGGTCATGCAATAGACCCACGTAGCGCAATGGGAAGGGTTGTGCCTTTTAGAAAAGATTTCACGTTAAATGAGAAAGCAATTAAGGCAGAAGTTGACGCAATTATGAGTGCTTTTGATGCTGCAAACCCAGATCGTTTGCAAAGCGTTTTAGCGCTTCGTGCTGAAGAACAAATGATAAATTCAAAAGCTGACAAATTCCGGCGCCGTCTTGAAAGCGCAGGCAGAGCAGCAACAGGTACAAAAGGGTACACTGCAGAAGACCGTAATAGAATTATTGCTCAAGCAGTTTTAGATACAGAAGCTGATTTAGGGCAACGCTTTACACCTGAACCAGTTGGTAGAAATACGGACATAGCTTATGCCCCTGCCCCTGCTCCCGGCTCAGGTAATTATGATGCGGCTTTAGAAGCCGCAACACAAAGACAAAAAGAAGAAGCAGACGCACTGCGTACTCCAATGAATCGTATACCAGTCCGTTAAACAACTATGAGAAAATAAAATGGCGCAGTCTGACTTTGACCGTATGATGGCCCTTAGCGGGTTTGGTTCAGCCAACCAAGTTAACACAATGCGCCAAGAGAGTTTAGCAAGCATTAATGCTAAACGCGCAAGCGTAGAAGAAATGGCTAAGATGAAGCAAGTTCTTCTTGGCGATAAACAATCTCAACGCACTATTGTTACTGCAGATCAGATGGGCAATGACCTTGCTCAAGATGAGCAGATCCAAGACGCTTTGCGTATGGATCCGTTTGAGTTTGTTATTAAATATGGTGCTGGTGCAGCAAAAGAACGTCAAAATATTAGAGATGCTTATGCTGACTTACGTAATGATAAAGCAAGCCAACGTTCAACTGGGCAAGCTATTGGGGATTCTGCGTTAGACGCATTTAGTGGACTGACGAGTCTGGCAGGAACAATTCCTACTATACCCGCAATGGCTTACGACACTGTTGGCAAGTATACTGAAAAAGCAGCAGATGCTGTGCTACCAGACAATTGGGTTAACTACGAGCCAATAGCTCCTGCTGTCAGCGGTGTCTTTGACAATATCAATAAAGACACTGCAAAGCTAAGATCTGATACAGGAAACATGAAAGCAGAGCAGTACGCTCTACAACAAGCTTTAGATGCTGCAGACAATGAAGCTGCTCTTGAGAAAGGAGATATAAACGCAGTTCAAAGCTTTAATAGAAGCATCACTGACACTCTGAGCAATATGGTAAATGTACCAGAAATGATTACAAGCACGGCTGCTAATGCAGCTGGTTCTCTTTTACCGTTTGCTGCTGCAATCCAAGCGACTGCAAGAGCAACAGTTCTTGCAGGATTAAGCAAGGAAGGAATTAAAGGCGTACAAGCACAAGCTTACTTACGCACAGCAGCAGGACAAGAAGCACTTCAAAAAGCGACTAAAGATGCTGTACCAGCGCTAAGCGGTGTTGTCGGCAGTGGCTCCGCAGCAAGCCAAGCACAAATTGCTATTTTAAGCATGACAGATGAAACATTGGAAAGCCTCCCTGATTACGCTCAGCTGCGCGCAAGAGGCCTAGACAATGATGCTATTCGCAACCGTCTTGCATCACAGGCTGGAAACGTTGCTGCACTCCCAGGGGCTGTCATTGGCTATGTGGCAGGCTTTATGAACCGTGGCTTTGATGCAGCCCCTCTTCGAACTGGTGGAACCACAGCGCTGTCCAGTACAGTGCGAGGTGTGACCAATGTTCCGCGAGAAGCAGCACAAGAATTTGTTGAAGAAGGTTTTGCAAACCAATTTGCAACAAATGTTGGTGTGGCTTCTGTGGATCCAAACCAAAAGCTTATGGAAGGTGTTGCTGAGTCCGGCACAATGGGAGCCGTAGGTGGCGGAATAAGCGGGGCAGGTATGCAGGCTCCGGGCGTCGCGTTAGCAGGGACAAAGCTCACAGGTAAGCTGGCTATTGATGGGCTCTCTGTAACAGGGCGCACACTCTTAAGTGGGCTAGATACTGTTACAGCTGCAAGAGCCAATAAAGCAGATAGAAAATCTCAAACAGGCATCAACGCAACAACTGTAGCTATAGAGAATATTTCAAATGTCGTTAATCAAATAGCCGAATTGGAAATTGATGAAACAGACACAGTCAGAAAAGAAATTGTTCAAGAGATAGCAGATGCTATCACTGTACCTAAGAGCGACAAATATTTTGCCGAATGGCTTGCTGCTGCCGATAACGCAAATATTTCAGACGTTGATCCTTACATGGCAACAAAAATTATAAGTGCGATGTCAGGCGTTATAAATATCACATCAGATACGTTGAAAGAAAAAATCGACGCGCTTGATGAAGTCGATCCAATTCGTGAAATATACGCAAATATTTTTGAAGATATAAAAACGGTCGAAAGCGCGACAATCTTAGAAAAATCCCAAGAAGTGATAAGATCGCTTTCTCCAGATGCGATTAAGCAGCTGATTAAAATAGACAAACTGTCTGACGAAAACACATCAGAAGAAGATAAGAAAGAAATTACACAAACAGCAGCTGTTATGGCTCGTGTAAATCCTCAAGTGTTTACTGCAGAAGAATGGAATGCTGTCTTTAACCAGATGTCTCCTGAAGATGCTGGCAAGATGGGTCAGAATGATCGAGCATCTGTTGCGGCTGCACGGGACAACGCACAGATTGCTGTGCAAACAGAAACAAAGAAAGAAAGTAATAAAGAACGTTTTAAACAAGCTATTCGTAATTTAGCTCCTGCGCGAGCAGCAAAACTAGAACAAGAGCGCAGGGAGAGAAACAAAAAAACTGTCGCTGAAGTTAAAATTGATATCCGGGGGAAAATACACAAGTCCGAGAAAACCGGGAAAGCTTCCTTGGTTCAATACGTTGCCAATACAAACCGGCTGATGTCAGAAGGTAAAGTAAACGCTGCTCAAGACTTGCTGACAAATTTATATAAATTTGCTGAAGCACAGGCAAATAAATTGGAAGCCTTAAACAAATCAGCTGAGACTGAAGGCAATAAAGTAGAAGTTGGTTTTCAAACATGGGACGGTACACAAGAAAAACCTTCAAGTTTTAATGCCTATATTGTGAAAAATAACCCAGCATCATTGTTATTTGCTCTTGATGTCGATGCAGATGCACGGGAAATCATAGACACGTATAATACACTTCGTAATGCTTATCCTGAGTTAAGCGGGCTGCCTGAAATAAAAGCGCCTCTCTTAAGCGGGCAGATTGATACGCTCTTGGATAATTTCACAGAAGCACGGGATCAACGGATTGATGAGACACCTGCCGAGCCTGCAGAGAAGCCGGTTAAAGAAGAGACTACAGAACAAGCTGCCGAACCAGAGACTGAAAATACAAAATCTGATTATGTCGAACCGACTGCTGAAGACATTGCAGATTATGACGCAAGCCAAGAACCAGTAAAGAAAGAACGCCGGTTGCGCAAAGACGCAGTCTTAAAGAAAAAAGAAAGCTTGATTGATGACGATGACACTGCTGTAGAAGACAGTCAGACAGAAGACACAAGCGCTCAAGAAACAGCAGAACAAGAACCAAAGCTAAACGTATGGGCAGGTACTGGTGAGAACGCTGAGTTCAGTAATCTTTCCCCCCGTGCTTTTAAAGACAGCGCAGGTCGTGAATATTTTTCTGTTGAGCACGCATACCAATCTTTAAAGTCTGGGGAATTTGACGAAAGCACTTACAAAAAATACAGCAAAGGCCAGTCTCGTAAAATTGCAGGTCGCAAAGGAACTAAGACTGAAGACAATTACAACATTCGGTTAATGGAAAAGCTGATCTTTGAAAGCTTTCGACAAAACCCTGAAGCTGCGCAAAAACTAATTGATACAGGCGAAGCTGTATTTACCCATACTCAAGATAAAGGCGTATGGAAGAAAGCATTTCCTGAAGCTTTAATGAAGGCCAGAGAAAAGCTTAAAACAGTTGAGTCCCCTGCCCCAGCAAAAGAAATAAAAAGAAC